TTGAATCATTGCGTTACACGGACCATAGCAATATCTTTATGTATGGTGATACATTCTGCTATGAGCGTATGGTTAACTTTCGCAATAGTATTGTAGAAGCATTGGAACATAATATCTATGACGCATTAATCTGCAATACTTACGAAACTGTTCAGGTTGCTAGCACAATGGGTTTAGAAGATGTTATACAAATAATTGCATATACTCATTTAGAAAGTCAAATTTTCAAAGACACAAAGAATCCTTTCTTGTATAATACCAATGAGTTGATGCGTAAGCAATTGGAATTGTACGGCATCACTATTGGTACACAGAGTAAGTTTAATCAGTTACACTTCACTAATGCATATCAATTACCTATTCCAATCACTGAGATGGGATTACTAGATGAACATCATGTGCTGCGTGAAGGTGTATTGTTTATTGGTAGATGGGAAGAAGGTAAGAACCCAGAACTTTACTTAGACTTGATTGAACAAACTAAACTACCTGCACGAGTTATGACTAATGCGAATGGTGCAAAGAAGTTTGAAGAACGATTTAAGAAGATGGGTATAACCGACTATAAGATCGGTGTCAGCATCATTGGACAACAGAAGGTAGACTTCATTACTAGTTGCAGAGTTGCATTCAATCCTAGCTCAGTTGAGAGTTATGGTATGGCTTTCTATGAAGAAGTATCACAGATGCCAACAGTTTGCTTAGATGATATGCGCTGGACTAAAAACTTCAATAGTGCCTATTTTTATAGAACTGACAAGAAGCATATGGCTGAATTAGTTACAGCACTATACAACCAATATACCACAGCCAAATCATACTATGATACAGGTGCATTGACACATACGCAAGAAGTGGAAGCGGGTGTGTTTCACAAATGGAACAGTTGTTTCAATGATTTTGAATGTAAAAAGTCTAATAGCAATACCGCAAAGATATGTGAAGAAACTACACTTAAGTTAAGTGAGTTTAATACTGATCTTGGACGTAGATTGTTGTGCATTGACGATATAAAATCAGTGTTGACAAACAAGCATAAATTTCGTATAATATATACAGACGATGATACTTACTTAACTAAAGACCCATCGTTTGAACCAGAGGAAGAGGGCGAAAGTCTTTTTAGTTTTGAATGAAAAAAGTATTAATAACAGGTTGTTCAGGTTACATTGGTAGTCATCTAGCAAAGATGTTGATGAATTCAATGAAGTATGAGGTGCATGGTTTAGATATTCATGAACCTCAACAACCAATGAATAAATTTTACAATCAAGATATCAATAGACTATTTACTCTTGCTGAAGAATTTGATTGTGTTATTCATTTAGCAGCCTTAGTTAATGTAGGTGAAAGTGAGCAGCAGCCCATAAGTTATTATATTACTAACTTGAATGGTACAATGAATGTTATCAACAAGATTAAGACAAAGAACTTTATCTTTGCTAGCACAGGTGCAGCACAAGATTGTGGTAGCGCATATGGTATTAGTAAACGTGCTGCGGAAGATGTTGTGCGTGAATATTGTACTGTACATAATCCCAAAGATTACACAATCTTTAGATTTTACAACGTAATTGGCAGTGATGGATTTGCACCAACTAATCCGGATGGTTTAATGCACAATTTAATTAAATCAAAAGAAAAGGGCGAGTTTACTATTTTTGGGAATGACTATGATACACGAGATGGAACATGTATGCGTGATTATGTTCATGTAAATGAGATATGTGACGCATTGTGTACTGCTATTGAGAAGCCAAGTAATCAAATAGAATGCTTAGGGCATGGGGTAGGTTATACTGTTGCTGAGATAGTTAATAAGTTCAAAGAAGTAAATAATATACCTAATATTAATTTGCTTACAAAGATAGGCCCAAGAAGAAAGGGTGACTTAGCAGTATCCGTATTAGATAATGTGTCACCCTATATGAAAGAGTTATACTCTTTAGAAGAACTTCTTAAGATTTAGTGTCTTAACAATAATGTACTTAGTACACCAGGATCATTGGCACTAACATCGCCTTCACCTGGGGCAACAATAACATTATACTTCATGCCAGCCGGAATTGAATTTCGTTTGGCCATGTATTCAGTATAACTTAATATGCTTGAAACACTTATACCGTATTCTTTTGCAATACGTTGTTTCATTTCAGCAAGAGCCTCAGGACTAGCAGGTTGCCATGCTCCGTCATCAGTCTTTTTCAAGTTACCTTTCTCATCTTTAGCTAGTAAATCATAGAATAGTTTTTCTGGAACGATGCGGCTATTTTTAGTTGTATCTAAGTTTGGATCTTTTGCTTTAACTTGTTTCTCTTGTGCAGTGTTAGCACCTTCACTCCAATTGATAATGAAATTATCTGGCTTCTGAGCTAATGCTGCTCCTGCCATCTTAGTGTAAGCATAGAATCTAACATCAGGATGTTTAGCAGCCATCTTCAATGCCATATCTAAGTATTCTGGACTGAAGAAGTCACCGGCATCATGCCAGCGAACTGTTACTTGCCAACCATTAGGGAATTTCTTATCACCCTTTGCTGCTGCTTTTGATTCAACAGAGATTTCATTGCTTAGTTGATTAAAGAAACCATCTGGATCGTTTAATAGATATGTTAGTATTCTTCCGTCACTTTGCCAAGCTGCTTTGAATTGAATTTTTCCACCTTTCATAGCGAAACAGTCAACTTTACATGAACCAGCGCCGGGGCAAGTATTAACAACAATTAGATTATTTGTTTGTTCATCTAATGCAATACCTACCAATGCTGCGAATCCAACGTTAAAGAATTGTTCAAACTCTCCATTACTATGCTTCATCTTTTCGTTTTGTTTTAGTAATGCTTTGGGACGAATTGATAATGTTTTCTTAACCGCATCTTCATCGTATGACTTACCATCTGGACTTAAGTATGAGACTACACTACTACGATGGATGTAAGGCATTTTGTATTTGTCGCCGGCAGTCTTACCAGTAGTATACTTTTCGTTGCCTTTCTTATCTACCTTAACGTTACCGGCTTTATCTAAGTCAGGTGTGCCTACGATACGTTTCATGTAGTCTTGAAACTCTTGACTATCTAAATCACGAGTTTGTGCTGGCAGTTTGGTTGCTTCACCTAACCCAGAAAGACTACGAATTCTATCTAAGTGTTCTTGGCCCTCCGCCACACCTTCTGAAAACCCGTTGTCTTCAAGATCGTTTTGTAATTCTATCTGGGCCATATTGAACCCCGATTTATATTCATCCCACTCAGTGGGTTCATCTGCTCTACTATAAGGATTATGATACGAGTTTGATCCCATTCTTTGACCATCGTAGTAACCTCGATCATAAGGATCAGGTGTCACCTGGCCTTCCGCCACACCTTGCTCTTTACTTTTCTTCAGTGTATTGGGATGTGCTAAACCTTTTTTGACTTTTTCTGCCTGACTCATCTTATCAACTTGCTTGCCAAGTTTAGGATCAACATCGTGCCAAGTCTTTGGATAGGGCTTTTTATCACCTTCCGCCACACCTTCCGAAGTAATATTATCGGAAACTTTCCCTAGGAATTTTTTAATCATTGCTGGGTCATTTGCATAGAAACCCGGTAATTCACCGAATCTTTTAACATATTTTCTTATCATATCGTCACGTTCTGCCATTTTCAAACTATAACTTAAATCGTGAGAAGCATTAGCTGCTTTGTTTAATGCGCGGTAACTAGGACTAGTCATAAGTTTAATTCCGTGTTTAGCTCCGTGATACATGTCACCTACAATGCCCTCCGCCACACCTTCTTCACCGGGCATGTCACCAGCACTAGCAACAAATTGCTGAGGTGTCATAATTGAGATACCTTTTGGGGCGCCCGGCATCTTTGGCTCTGCGCCCTCGTGTAATTCTTTAAAGTTCATTTTTCTTATTCCTAATAAATTGTTCAGCAAGCATTACTAATTCATGTAATTCTTCAATAGATTCGCAATGCCATCTACGTAGACTTTTATTTATATTGCTATTTGGATCGTTTGCTGTTTTTGCACCGGTACGATGTTTCTTCATTCCACGCATTCTTGCACAAAAGCTAGCTCTACGCTTTGCTGCTTTGCTGCCTTTTTTAAGTTTGCTTGGTTTAGTTGTTACTGCTGTTTGAATCTTGCTGCCAGGATGACTACGGCGATAACTGGCTACACTCTTTTTACTCATCCCACCTGCACGTTTGTTATTGTGCTTTGACCAAGTTTCACCCTCCGCCACACCTTGTTTTGGTTCTGGTAATCGTAATTTTTTACGCATTTCAGGGCTTGTGGCTGTTAAACGTTTCTGTTGTTCTTTATCTTGTCTTGCTTTTTCTTCCGGACTGTTATTACGTTTTTCTCTACGATCACCGCTTGATGTACGATTATCCATTTCTGATAAGCCTTCCGCCACACCTTGTTGGCCAAAAGAATCAAAATGTGCTTGTGCTTGTTTTTTAGAATTATATCTGTGAATCTCACCTGTTGGGCTTGTAACTTTCCACTCAACATGGTCAGTTGTTCTTCCTGACGGATTATTATCCTTTTCAATCTTTGGAGTGGTTTTTACCACTGGTCTGATATACTTTTTAAATCGGTCTTCCGGAGAACTCTCGGTTATTTCATTAAATCTCATGTTTTTGTCCGTAAATAGTTGACTTTATTGCGTAAATATGTTACACTCATGTATTATTTATCACTTTAGACTTTTATCTTGACAAATCAATCTATCAAACGCCTCGGATTTGCTTGCAAATTTAGTGAACTAAACACTAAGGGCGAAGTAGTTAGCATACCCGAAATGAATACCGGTGGTACTACTCTCGCTTGGGCAGCTAGGCAAAAGCGTAGTATCGCAGAAGAAAAGGTAATTGAAGTTGCTAAACGTAACATTCTGCATACCCACAATCTAGTTAAAAAAGTAGCAACACTACAACCCGAACTACGTATGGTTCGTCTTACTAGTGACATGATTTCTTTTTATACACATGATGACTGGAAAGATTTCTGGCAAGATAGTGATATTCAGAAGAAACTAGAACACTGGATGGCACCCATTGGTGAAACAGCTAGAACCAATGATGTTCGTCTTTCATTTCACCCAGGTCAATTTACAGTTTTAGCGAGTGATCGTGAAGAAGTAGTAAATAAGAGTATAGAAGAATTTGAATACCATTGCGACATGGTTCGTTGGATGGGCTATGGCAAATCATTTCAAGACTTCAAAGTTAATGTTCACATTTCTGGTAGAAAAGGTCCTCAGGGTATCAGAGATGTTTATAATCGGTTGTCCCCTGAGGCAAGAAACACACTTACACTAGAGAATGAGGAATACACACATGGACTACTTGACTGCTTATCATTATCTGACCTCGTACCTACGGTCCTCGATATCCATCATAATTGGATTCGTGAAGGAGAATACATTCAGCCTACTGATGCGCTTGTACAACGGGTTATTGATAGTTGGCGCGGTGTTCGCCCTACTATGCATTACAGTGTTAGCCGCGAAGATATACTCGGAGAACATTCCGCAACACGATTACCCGATCATGGTGCGTTGATTGCAGCAGGCTATAGTAAGCAGAAACTTAGGGCACATAGCGACCAATACTGGAATGATGCCGTGAACGATTGGGCATTGACATTTCTTGAGAACTTTGATATCATGTGTGAATCAAAATGGAAAAATCTTGCTAGCTTTAAATTATTTGAAAGATATAAACATGGGACTATTTGATAAATTATTTGGCAAAAAGCCAGAACCAATTGTAGAGATACCAAATCCAGTTAAGGAAAAGAAACCTCGCAAACCAAAGGCAAAGAAGGAAGAACCTACTATATCTGACAAAGAAAAGGCAAATACTGAAGGACTGCCCTATGTTAATATTCTAAAGATGGAAATTGATCCATATGATATCAACAGCGGTGCGTTTGAACTTGACTACAACGATAAATTTGTATTAAACTTAATTCGTGCAGGATATAAGATGCGTGACGATGACAGTGATACTATCATTGTAGATCGGTGGTTTCAAACAGTATGCAGAAACATAGCACTTGAACTCTATGAGCAGCAACAAGCTGACCCTGAGAATCGGGCACAGGCTACAGATATGAGAGTGGTGCGAGCCAAAGACCTTGGTGATGGACGCACAGAGGTAAGCTGAAAAGGTTGACACCAAATAGATTTGAGTATATAATAGAGTCTTACTACCTTGTTTGGAAAAAAGTTATGAACGAACGAATTATCAATGACCTTGCTGTCAAGTCTGGACTAGCCGAAGACATGGGTAGAGGTTATAAATTTCCTGACAATTATCTAGATTTCGCCCAGTTGATTGTGAAAGAATGTATGACCACTATTCTCAAAGAATCTAAATGGTATTGGGATAAGGATGAATTTGAAAGTTCTAATGCTATTCAAAATGCGGCAAGACGAGTAAAAGAACATCTCGGAGTTGAAGAATGAACGAACGAATTCGACAACTTGCTGAACAGGCTGGCTTTGCTTATGAACCTAGCCCGACATTACAAAAGTTCGCCGAGTTGATTGTGAAGGAATGTTGCGATCAGGTAAGAATGGTTGATGCTATGGAAATTAAAAAACATTTCGGAGTTGAAGAATGACTCCATACGGATATATTAGTAAGAGATATAGATTCATCTTTGGCCCAGGCAACTTTGAAATGCCTCGTATTGATACAAGGGAAGCAGACAAACTCTTTCCATTGTTTTCGTGTTATCTTGAGTCACAATACCCAGGACAAGAACCATGGGGCGGTGTTGTTCCCGACATAGGATTAGTTTACTACTATACTGAAAACATTGGCGAGTTGGGCATAGAGCCTTTGTATCTAGGAGTTGAAGAATGAACGAAGTACAATACAAAGCACACGAAGAATGGGCCAAGCAGAGAGTAGAAATCGCCGAGCGTGAGACAGATCAGGCTTTGCATTTGGTTGCAATGGCGCATTTGAATTTAATGCAGCATCTCAATTACGGGTTTGATCCAAAGACTGCACATAGCACCCTGATCAGCGTGGGTCAAATATATCCTAAACTAAAAGCAAAGATGGATGAATTAACTCGGGAATTAGAGAATAAAAAAGATTGACATTAAATGGTTTTGGCTATATAATAGAGTCTTAATCAGTTAATTAAAGGAACACAAATGAACGAACCAAAACCTTTTTCTCTGGAATTAGCTGACATGTGCGAGGCGTACCAAGATCCAATGCTCCTAGCTGCCGCCGGCGAACTGCGCCGTCTGTACCAGGAAGTCCAGCGGCTAGAGGCTGAACTGGATGACATACACTACCAGAATTCAATGAATGCTTGAATATATTGGTTGACATTAAATAGTTTTGGGTATATAATAGAGTCTTAATCAGTTAATTAAAGGACTTCAAAATGTTTGCACCGAAAGATCAAAAAGCACTGTTTCGCATAGGCGCTAAGGTTAAATGCTCTTGGTACGGTTCTGGCGTGTATAAAGTCACTAAGAAGTATCGTGATGCTACAGGTTTGCTGAGTTATACCATTGAAAACGACCTTGAAACTCATCAATTTGTACGTCAAAAAGACTTAGATAAGGTTTGACATTAAATGGTTTTGGGTATATAATAGAGTCTTAATCAGTTAACTAAAGGAGTTTGTATGACTGACATTTCTGCAATCAACGGTGCTATTCTTGCTGGTAACTTTACTAATGACCAACTGACTAGCATTGGTGATGCAATTCGTTTTGCCCGTGCCCAACTTGGGCAACAAAATAAATACACCCTCAGAGTCGGCACTAAAGTGAAATTCACTAGTAGCCGTACTGGTATGGAAGTGAGTGGTGATGTGCAAAAAATCAATCGCAAATTCATTATCGTCAAATCTGGTATGACCAACTGGCGTGTCCCGGCATCAATGTTGTCAGCCGCTTAAGGAGTAAATCATGGATAAAGTTTTTGTTATCATCGGTGCAGTTGTGCTAGGTCTTGTAGGCTTGATGGCTCTTAGTTTCTTGCTGAGTTGGCCCGTGATGGCATTGTGGAACGGTTGCTTGGTTGGCGCCGTAGATGGCGTCAAGGAAATAGGTTGGCTACAAGCATGGGGTATTTCAGTATTGTGTGGCATCTTGGTTAAATCTAATGTGAGTACATCAAAATGAGCAAAATATCTGAGTTGGATCTAACTATCCGTGACATGTTGGAAGAGGGTTACGGCCCGGTAACAATCTCTGTGCGATTGGGAATCCCTGTATACTTTGTTTATGATATTTTGTCATACGATGAGGACAACCAAGAATTGAGTCCGTTCAATACAGTAAATTCCTAGGTTGACAACAAATGGTTTTGGGTATATAATATACTCTTAAACAGTTAATTAAAGGAAAAGAAAATGTTAGTACGTGATTTGATGGCTTTGTTAGCAGATATGCCCCTAGATGCTGTGGTTGATATGACCATGAACGAAGAATATTATGGCGCAGTTGGCCGTGTTGATTGTCACTTTGATTCCGACCGCGGAGTTCATGTAGTGGTAATAGACGACCATTTAGCGTAAAAATATGCCCAAAACTTGACAACAAATGGTTTTGGGTATATAATATAGTCTTAATCAGTTAATTACAGGAGTTCTCAAATGGCATATTTTAATCAAGAACGCAAAGCAAAAATTGCCCCTAAAATCAAGGCTATTCTTGCTAAGTATAAGGTTAAGGGTTCGCTTGCTGTTCGCAATCATATGACCCTGTGCTTGAATCTTAAATCTGGTTCTATTGACTTTATTGCAAATTCTAATAAAGTTTGCGGGAATAGTCACTACCAAGTGGCTAGAGGTTTTAAACCTAGTACTAGTGGTTACGATCAAGTTAATCCTTATCACTTCAAAGATCATTACGACGGTAAGGCCCTTGCTTTTATGCAGGAAGTGTTTGCTGCCATGAATGAAGGTAATCACGACCATAGCGACATTCAATCCGACTACTTCAACGTGGGGTGGTATGTTGATGTGAACATTGGTAAGTGGGACAAGCAGTATATTTTGGAAGCATAATTATGAACGAACGAATCTTAGAACTCGCTAAACAGGCTGGCCTAAAGTTTCCATCGGAAACTGCAATGAGCCCTGTGGAACTGGAATTTGCCAAGTTGATTGTGCAGGAGTGCATTCAAACAATCCAAAACGAGTCCATGAATTCTAATGATGAATGGGAATACGGACTGCGTATAGCACAGGGCGCGATTCAAACACATTTCGGAGTTGAAGAATGACAAATAAAATGACTACAACAGAAATGCTGGACCGCACAATGGCATGGTGCCAACAAAATATGTTTTGGCCCAGGGGAACTGCCATACAGCGTATGCAGGATTTCTACATTGAAAAGACTCGCACCAGTGTAAACGAGGATTGGCCAGGCACTGATGGCATGGAAGCGGCCCCTTTGGGTCATTTACGGTATCGTATTTACTACAGTAAAGATTTACTTACTAGTAGAGTGTTTATATTCCGCCCTCACTGCACTTGGGACGAACAGAAAATCATGTTGGACATGGGATTTGTACATGCTAAGGACGGCGATTCGGACAACATTCCCGATCAACCCGTAGAAGAAGGAGTTGAAGAATGAACGAACGAATTAAAAAATTTGCCAGAGAATGCGGATTGCCTACAAGTCAGGATAGGATGCTAACTTACGAAGTTGAAAAGTTCGCCGAGTTGATTGTCAAGAAATGTGCTGATATTGCCACAAACAGATATCAGCGGCTCATGGATGGCGGAAAAGCAATCAAAGAACATTTCGGAGTTGAATGATGAACCCCAACGAACTATCTTGGACCATAGACGATCCCGACGATATGCTTATAGTCATAAAGTATCAAGATAATAAAGTAATGACCATTAGTATGCACGAAGCCATTGAAAGTTGTAGTAGGAGGAAGGTTCTGGGTCATGTCAGAGCATGTGATAATACTCCTTGGCTCAAACGATGGAACAATGAAAAGCATACTGAATTGGTAGATATATTAAAGAGGTAAAGAATGAACCCAGATAAACTTAATTTTTTTAAATTCTTGACTTCATTGGACAAAAATCAATTGGGAAAATATTTTCTCATGCTTGGTCCGGAAGAATCGGAATATGTTCACAATATGGTGCGTGATATTGGGACACAAGTGAATATGGCAATAGCCGAATTTCATGACGAGGTTGAGGACCTTGCAGAAGCAAAAAGTGTCCTTAATAGTTTTACTCTTTTGGGTAAAACAAAATGATTTTGATAACAAAAAATGGTTGACAATAAAGCCATTCTGTGTTATCATTATAACAGTGCTGAGTAATATCAGTACATTTTTAAACTTAGCTTATCTTAAAGGAAACAAAATGGCTAAACAAACTTTTAAAGTCGCTGGTATTACTACTCATAACGGTAATACTAAGGTTCGTTTTACTGATGACATGGTTCGCCGTATCAAGCAGTTTACTAAGGGCGGAGCAAGTCGTATTGACTTGGTTGAGTTGCCCAGTGAGATGACTAAGATTGAGGCTCTCAATCATATGGCTACCCTAGAGATGTTTGCATCTCCTGGTGATCAGGCAACTATTGCCGATACGCTTGATGACAAAACAAAGGAAGCAAACAAAGGTACAGTAAAAGTCAAAGTCGCAAAGACTAAGGCAAAGCCTAGCATGGATGCAATCAAGTCTCGTGCTAAGAAGGTTACTAAAGAAGTTTCGGTAGATCAAATTCTTGCCGAAGCAGGTGTTACTGTTCAGTAACAAAGAGGGACTACGGTCCCTAAAACTCACTAAAGGAAAAACATGAAACTCTCTGATAAACTCAAAAAATGTAGTGATAGCCTAACTGTCAATATGTATGATAATGGCTATATGGTTGAAGTGTCGGGTCGTGATTCACAAGACGAATGGAAATCTGCAAAGATTATGTGCCAAACATTGGATCAAGTCAATGCGGTAATTGTAGAAGCTGCATCAATGCCGCGTGATTAAAGATTAATATATGTCAATACTAAGTGCATTTGCTCGTAAGTTCAATCCTCGTAGAAACTTTGATCCAACTAATATCAATGATCTGAAAGAGTTGAAATACTTTAAGGAACATCATACTTGGAAAGTAGGTTGTCCCTTTTATCTAGAAGACCCGTTCTTAGAGATTCCTGCAATGTGTATGTCAAAGTACACTGACTATATGCTTACAAAATTGAAAACATAAAAAGCCCCAAAAGGAACTTTTTTAGCCCCGAAAGGGGCTTTTTTATTAACTTAAAATTTCAATCCAGTTGTCAATCACATATTTCCAATCATAAGATTGTGCGTGATGCTGTATCTCTAAACATCTTTGACGATATTTTTCTGAGTTTGATTTATAATAACTCAATAGTTCTACTGTCTTTTCTATAAACTCGTGTTCTACGATTGGAACAAAATCTGCACCCTTCTCTCCTACTCTACTGTAATGTCCAACTGGTGTACTGATAACTAATTTTCCAGCAGCACCGGCTTCTAATAGAGGTAGTCCCGCACCCTCTTCGGTGCTAGCAATCAATACTGCATCTACTTTTTTATAAAATCCCGGCATAGTAATAAACGAATGATGATATGCGGCTGCTGCCTTGATATTTAATCCTGATCTTTGAGTAGCAATCTCTAATAGCCACGGTCGTTTAATATGTTGATGTACCCCTACTTGCCCCAAATTCATACATCCAACTGTACATAGTGAATCATTTGGCTTACTGTAAAAACTATTAGTATTGATACCCAATGGGGTAACAACTGCAGGTCTAGTAACACCTAATTCTAAACTTATATTACTTAACCATTCACTAACTGCACCATACTTATGAAACTTATCAAAGTCATCTAACCCGTGCATCTGAATTAATTCTTCAATATCTAATTTAGAATGGCCAATAACTACACATTGTTTTGGATCAACAATCTTGTAACTGTATCCTAGCAATCTCCATCCATGCGGAGTGGTAACAAACAAGTCGGTAGTGTCTATTAACTCTTGCATCTCCTCTACGGTATAACTTTGATTCCAGGGAAGTAACTGACAATCAAATCCATATCCCCACAAATACTTACACAATTCATAGTGAATTGTACCAAATGCCCAAGTAGGTTCCATGTAAAATACTATTTTTTTCATATTGAATCGTAATTAATAATCTGTCTAGTGTCTTGATTTATAACGATACCATCGTAGTTTAAAAATTTCTTAAGTAAACTTCTAAACTGCACAAACTCATCATTGGTTAATGCTATAACATCAAAGGCAAAGTATTCTTCTGTTAGTAAGTAATCATAAAAATTACTTGCTATAACTTTCTTTTGAAATAATGAGGGCAATGTATCTATATTAATAAATCCAGTATCATTAGTTAGATTAGAAAGATAGAACAGATTTTTTATTTTTGGTAATTCATATCTACCCCACCAGTAAGCAAATGCTGCCCAGAATTCGCAATTGTTTCTATACTCTATATCCATTAAATATGGATCAACTAGTAGTTTAGTATATGATGAATTGAACCAGTAGAAATTGCCCTTGAAATGCCAATGCCACATAGAACCAACAAGATCAGCTCCTTGATTTAAATGATATAGGCAGGTATTACTATTATCAACTACCCCGTACATCATTAATGATGCCCAACGTAATCCATTTTCAAATTCTAGTGTATCAGTCTTACTAGCGCCCTTGCAATGTAAGTATAGACCATAGAAGTCTAACTCTTTAGAATCTTGCCATAATTTTCGTATAGCAGGGTATTCATAGTATGATGCAGAAAATCCGCTATTAACATATTCAATATCTAAATCTGTTAGAAAATCATATGGTGTCCAATCAACAGAATGGATGATAATTATCTTTTCATTAGATAGATTACTAGCTTTTAATTTACTGATTATATGAAACAGACTGGCTTTGGTGTTGGGTAATTCATTACACGAAATATAAATGCGTATCGGCTTCATTTCATTGTTTGAATACGCCATAATAGGCTTTGCCAAAACATCCTGATTCTCTTAAATTAGCGGTGCCAGACCCGGGTAACATAATAATATCATCTAACATTGCTTTTGTTAACTCAAAAGGATGACCATCGTGCGCTGGAATATCAATCCATTCAAATAATCTAAGTACAGGTGCTGCACGTTTAGCATTGTTAATGATTCGTTCTACACTTTCAACATGTTGCAGACAATTATAAATCCAAACTTCATCCCATCCTTCTTCATCAACTAGTTCACCTGGTTGAACATTAACACTAATGTTATGTCCTGCATAGCGTAGTTTAGTCCATTCTGGGTAATCAATTGGATCACAGACCTTGCCTTCACGTAAGTTCTTGCATTTAAGTAACATGGAACTTGGTCCGCCACCTATGTCAAGTATACGTTTGTTTTTAGCATCAAATGAATAGTGTGATTGTGGTATCTCCATGAATCTAGCATATACAAAATGTTTTTGATCCTCATCAAAAGTATTAGCGCAATCTCCCCAATACTCTATTTCAAATTTGTGGTCGGCGTGGTGATCACTCATCTTGACATGTCCTTTTTTAGCCAATTAAGATTTTTTCTATTTTGTTGCATTTTGATTCCTATTATCCACTAAAACCAGTTGGAAATTTATACAATGATTCATGTATAGGAGTAGTATACCCCTTTAATACTGTGTAATGAATACATTGAGCATTATGATTGGAATTATTATTTAAGTATGAAAGGAAGTTTTTTAAATAAAACTGTACATCAAATTTTTCAGTAAGATCGTTTATTTTAAAATTACTTTTATGAATTTCATATTTATTATTTCCCCAATCATCTTGTGGCATGTTAGTTGGCCATATAATTATTATCCATTTACTTTTATAAAGAAAATAATCTAGATAATCTATTACTGTTGAACGAAATAAATGTTCTAAAATATCGCCAAATATAACTAGATCATACTGGAATTTGTATTGAGTATCTATAAAAGTTTTTAAATCAGCATGATGTACTGTATCATATAAATTTTCAAGATTAAAATCTGTTATATAAGAACTAGTAGGCTCAATACATTCCAAGTTACCAGTATATCCTAAATCTCTAATTAATTTTCCATTTTTACCAGCCCCGGCCCCTACATCTAATATAGAGGTTGGTTTGATATTTCTTACATGGTCTTGTAGTATACTATCAAAAGTTGTTGCTGAATGTGGCATATTTATTTTGGTAAATCTTTCTTTAGCCAATTCATATCTGTTCTGTCCTCATGCATTTGATACCAGCCTTTGCCTTCGTGTACATCTAATACCATTTGAAAGTATTCTTCATACATGAGTGCTACTTTTTCTAATGAGAAGTTCTCTGCAAACTTTCTGCAATTCTTTGGATCAATCTTGTCAATGTTTTTTGCAGCCCATACAAACTGATCAAATGTACGGCAACGATAACCTGTGTAACCATGAATATTGTTCTCAGTAAAACTACCCCAATCAGTTGTGATAGTAGGAGTACCACTCATTAACATTTCAATTTGCACCCCACCAAATGGTTCAATATACATACTTGGAACAAACGCAGCTTTAGCATTACTCATTAACTCTTTACGTTTAGCTACATCAGCATAACCTGCAAACTCTACGTGATCTGGAAAAGTTAAGTTTTCTGGATTCTGTCCTGCAATGATTAGTTTAGCGCCAATTGCTTGTGTTGCTTGTATTGCTATTTGTATACCTTTACCGTCATAAACTCGTCCCAAGAACAAGAAATAATCTTGTTTTTCTTCCTTGAAATCAAAGTCATCTGTATCAAAGTAGTTTGGAATTACAGCATCATACCAATCTTGTTTACAGGATCCAACAGCATCTAGACCATAGTAAGCGTGATAGATAGCGTAACTTTCAAATATCTTCCAACGTGCCCAATGTCCACCGGCATAGCCGATTCCCGGTTCTACTACTATCATGTCTGGATGTGCATCACAAATTGGTCTGACACCACTACCCCAGAAGGGTAATATAAAGTCATTTTTTTGTTTGCGTTTGCCAACTTCTCTGATAGCATTAGCATAGAATGTTTGATAAGCGTGGTCATCAGTACTGAACTTGAAAAAGTTCTTACGCCAATCATAATCGCCGTAAGCTATTTTCCAATCTTCATTTGTGATTACAGTTACATGTTCATCGCAAACTAAATCGCTATCTTCATGTCCATAGTGAATGATTGTATGCCCTCGGGCTTTCATCATCTTGCCGAATTTTAAAACTTTAGCGGTATAAGCACAAGCATTAAATTCTTTGTTTGTAACCGTATGCGGTAAACCTAGTATGTGAAATCTCATACAGATATTTAATCTAGGTTTTGTATTGCCGAAAAAAATTTACATGTTGGCTATTGATTTTATTACCCAAAAATCTCTGCTCATACTAGTATTTTGTATCACTTTAAATGGCATATAGAAGTAGCCTTTGTCACCCCAACGTGTTCCCCAACTGTTTCTTACTATAAAAGTATTATTAGTTTTGTTATAACCAACAATCAACACAGCATGTCCGCCCAGAAATCGTTCTTTATTAACATTGGGATATGGCATAATACCAGTTTTTGCTACTGCAGGACTGTCAAAGCTAGAATACACATTAAACCCAATCGTTACTGGATATCCACTAGTGATAGAATCTATTACTTGATTAAAGTCTACGGCTCTTTGATATGATGTAACTTTTCTTTTTAATGCATCAACTATTGCAGTTTTATGTGGCTGCATTCTAAATTTGCTTATATTATATGGCCATAAGTTTTCAGTTGGTGCTCCATAGGTATAACATGCTTTGATACCGTCACGTATATATGCACCACTGTCATAATTTACCGTGCCTATGAACTTACGCTCATAGTAGTATATAAAAAGACGGCTTATGTCAAGTGTCCTATTTTGGCGTTTGTGCAATAACTCAATCGCACCTGCAATAGCATTGCCAGTACAACTACCTAGCTTACCCTGATCTTCAATTGATGAACAATATTGTCTTAAGTCTACAATGTTAGATTGTGTGGCACCAGTAAGCCGATAAGGATGATCTCTTGTGTCTATTTTATCTTTAACCCAATGATATTTAGGTATATCAAAAGGTAGTTTCACCTTTCGCATTGGTGGAAAAGGTCTACGATGCAGTCCCGGATCTAGTTCTATATCAATTATTGTGTTTGAATCTTGTTTCATATATCTTATGATCCAACTGCATATAACCAGTTAGGACCAGTACCATCGACCCCAACTGCTACAAACTCACTTGTTACGGTGCTATATACAACCGATCTCATATATCCTGTAGCAGTACTACCATTAAACAACGAAGGAGTACCCCAATTACTACCATTTGCTGATGTCATATACAAAGGTTGTCCTATTCCACCTACTTGAAGTTGGCCAACTCCTACAAATTCACCAGCTGGATTTGCTGTCAGTGAAAATATTTGCATGAGAGTAGTAGAACCAGAGATAAGTGTTTGTGTAGTCCAAGTTGAGCCATTGGTTGATGTAGAATAACCAAGACCGCCGGACATATTACCAACGGTTACAAACAAATTATGGTAACTTGACCAAGTAACTGCTTTTAGTTGAAATGTTGAACTGAACATTTGTTGAGTAGACCAACTGCTGCCAGTTGCTGAGAAAGAATACCAGGGAGTAGTATCAAACCCGTTATAGCCGGTTACAACAAAATTTCCAGACGAATTAACTGCAATAGATGCAGTGTTAAAGAATATTCCACTTGCAGCACCGGGTAAAGCTGTTGGTGTAGTCCAAGTTGAGCCATCTGCTGAGGTAGAGTACGCAGCCACACCACCGGAGGACAGTAGCATAATTGCTGCAAACACACCGGCACTATTAACGGTAATAGTATGTACATTACCAACGGCTATTGCTCCGCTTATCACAGTGGGAGTAGTCCAAGTGACTCCATCACTTGAGGTGGAACATATAGCATTTGAACTAGAATTAACACCTATTGCTAAAAAGTAATTATGATAACTTGACCATGTAATCTGAGCTAAAAATGTGCTACCGGTTATCTCTTGAGTTGGACCAGTCCAAGTAGTACCGTTCGTTGACACAGCACTACCAAAGTTACCATTATATGACCCAACTGCGGTGATTAACCCTGAAGTATCAATAGCACTAGCATTAGGTTGCAATAGAGATACAAATGCACCTGAATTCATTATAGCCGGAGTAGTAAAATTGATTGTTGGAGGTGCGGGCGGGGGAGTACCTATAGTAATATTTCCACCTATATCTATCCCGCCTCCAATTGTAATTGCCATGTTGTTAATCCTATTGTATATTTATTGTTAACGTCTGAATTGTGGGTTATTAAAAAGTTATTGAACCACTAGTAATCCATTTGTATATTCTATATCCACCGCTAACAACTGGATATCCAACTGCTAAGTTTGCAGTACTTGATGCTGCGGGGTATGTATCAGCATAGCGAATAATTACAATACCCGAACCGCCGGCGTATCCAATATCAGTGCCAGTGCTGCCATTCGCTCCGCCTCCCCCACCTCCCCCGGTGTTTATGGTACCTGCAGTACCCGAAGACCCGCCGGTGCCACCACCGCCCAGTCCACCAACTCTGCCGGCACCACCTTGATATGCATTCGTGCCGCCCCCTCCACCGCCGGCATAATAAGTAGCAGTTCCAGTAATAGATGATTGTAGTCCATTGCCGCCGGATCCACTTAGTGGATTTACAGCTGCCTGGCCGACAGCGCCGGCTCCGCCGCCGCCGCCCGAAGGATAGCCCGAACCGTAAGTGCCTCCGGCTCCACCGTTATTACCTTGTCCTGCTGTACCAGCACCTCCTGCAATTGTTCCCGGACCACCTGTACCCGGACCACTACCACCGCCTGAACCGCCGGTATTACCGGGCGTAGCATAAGTACCACCATAGCCACCACCGGCGCTAGTAATTGTGCCAAAAACTGAAGAATTGCCATTTGTTCCGGTGACTTCAGAAGTTCCAACCGTACCTCCAGCACCAACTGTTATAGTAACTGTAGAACTTACCTCGGCAGAATAGCCAGTTGCGGTTCTATAACCACCTGCGCCTCCACCACCGCCAATGCCACCGCCGGCGCCTCCACCCGCGACAACTAAGTATTCAACTAATATGGGCGGTGGTGGGGCTGTATAAGTAAATCCACTAGTTAATAGCATTCCAGCTAATTCCATTTTAATTACTCCAGGGTAAAGGTAACATTACGATAGGAGGATTTATCTGTAATTCTATTTGAGTATCAATTTGTGCTTGTACACCAGCTTCATCTACTCCAGAACTCCATACCCAACTTAAAACTTGTTCTTCAGTTAAATCAGCATACGGTGTGTACGTTGAAGTATCATTAAATGCGATTCTAGTTAGTCCAGGTACAGTTGCAGAATAAACACCATTAGTTCCACTGCAAGCCCAACCTACTTGCACAACTACATCGGTGTAACCGTCTAGTTGTACTTGAGAAGCCATATCTTGAACTGTCCATGTATATGATATTGACATTTTATTTTCCTTTTAAAAAGTTATTGAACCACTAGTAATCCATTTGTAGATTCTATATCCACCACTAACAACCGGATATCCAACTGCTAAGTTTGCAGTACTTGCTGCTGCGGTGTCTGTATCTGGATAGCGAATAATCACAATGCCAGAACCACCGTTGCCACCTTGTTTCCATGTACCGCCCCCACTAAAACCTCCGGCACCACCGCCACCGCCGGTATTTGCGGTGCCATTTGTTCCAGTACCTGATGTGCTGCCCGCACCACCGCCACCACTACCGCCTGATCCTCCGCTGCCTAGACCACTAGTGCTACCCCCACCGCCGCCGGCATAAGTTACACTTGCTCCTGATATAGAAGATGCTAGTCCTGCTCCACCGGCACCGCCGCTTTCAGTAACACCTACACTTCCTACAGCGCCAGCACCTCCGCCACCGCCGCCGCCGTTAGCGTCTCCGGGGTAAGCGTATGGCGCTCCATTACCCCCGTTATTACCTTGACCGGAAATTCCCGTGCCTGCGGTGGTTCCGTTCTGACTACCACCACCGCCACTTCCACCATCTCTAGTTGTGGTAGCGTTGCCGGCGCCGCCGCCGCCACCAGTAGAAGTAATTGTACTAAATACAGAATTAGTACCAACTTGTCCAGACTGTCGGCCAAAAGTATTCTCTGTTGCACCGTTGCCCCCAGCACCAACTGTAACTGTAATTGCAGAACCTGATGATACAGCTAACCCAGTTGCGGTTCGATAACCACCGGCACCACCGCCGCCACCACCCTGCTGAGAACCACCGCCGCCACCGGCTACAACTAAGTATTCAACTGTAGCGGGTGGGCCCGGTGGTGGCACAAAAGTAAATCCACTAGTTAATAGCATCCCAGATAATTCCATTTTATTTTCCTTTAAATTTAAACTGCAACGCTATGGATGAAAAAACACGAAATAAATAGTTTTTCTATTCATTGAATTTACCGCCGGTATTAAACGTTTGAAAAAAGCAAAACTAGCAGTATTGGCTTGTGTACTAGTTTAATAATCAGTAGCAGTAAAAAATTTAATATTATTCAGGAATTTCTATTGGAGGATTAAGTTGTGCAAAACTAGCTAACATAGAATCAACATCAGTATTATCAAATGGTAATGCTAGTACCTGTGCTGAAGTCATTTTTAATTTAGTACACATTTCGCTATTAGCAGAAACACTTGCCCTAGCTGTTGTATAATGACCACTAATTTCCAAAGACCAGTCATTATATGTCATATCACTAAGCCCCGAACTTTCTGCAATCAATGTACTATCTGGCACTACACTTAAACAATAGTCTATTCCATTGGTGTCAACAAACCAAAATTTAACATCTAGCCCGTCAAGTCTTGGATGAGTTTTTCCATTAGGTCCCATATTCTTATCAGTAAAATACTCTACTAAATTTTCGTAATCTACGTAATAATGTTTTATGTACTTAGCCATGTTTTTTCCTTTTTGACAGTTATATTGTATTTATCATTAATTACTGTTTCTTCTTCTTGTATACTAGGAAATCCGATAATTGTCATCCAATTTACGATACTGTATCTATTACCATGTGTAATTGGTTCAACACCGTGCAAATACTCATGCGTAGATGGGAAACATACTAACATACCCGGCTCCGGACGAATTCTAATTTTTAATTCAGGGAATACAAAATCACCACCTTCAAAATCATTATTTAAAAACAACACGGTACTTAAATCTCTATCAGTACTTTTACGCCAAATTAGTGGATGATTGCCCGGTGGTTTCCACAATGATTCTCCATCGCAGTGTGCTTTATAATGACCGCCTATTCCATAATGTAATAATTGCGGAATTTCAGAATCTTTAATTTCAACTTCATAAAATGGATTAATTACATTACTTACAATATTACGATACAAGTCAACTATTTCATCACTGATTTTTTCTAAATCAATCATCTGAGTATCTCTAACTTTTTTATCTACTGTAAATTTAGTTGATTTAGTTGAATTACTTTTTGATGGGTCAAATACAGACAAATCCCTAAGTTCATCTTGTTTTTTAGCATAATTAATAATAAAATCTACTCCGGCTGAAGAAATAACATTGGGAGCAATCAATATTTTAGACAACAGATTATTTTTCATTTATTATTCCATTTGTCATTAAACAGGCTTTTTGGTGAATCAGTATGTTGTTTTTCTGAAGTTGATTCTTTAGTATGTATTCTATCCAATCGTTCTGTAATACCAATACGTTTATTTACTGGTTCGTTGGCTAATAATTGAAGATCATTGCTTGTAACTTCTTCAATACCAGAAAGAACTTTTTGCTGTAACTCTACCAAAAACTCAAGTCCCAATTCACCGCCTGCTAATGCCTTACCTAAGTCGGGAAAAGGATTTTTAACACGATTAACATCATCGGGTAATAACGTAGGTGCACTTGCTCTACGCATACTATAAATATTACTAGTACCTATACCGGTATTACGACTAATAATATCATCCATTGCTTGATTAGCCAAACGGCGTTCCCAATATATATGATCTTGTTCTTCAAATTGTTCACGAGTAATTGGCCCACCA